TATCTGACCAATACTATCAAAAATATTGTTGCCTTCATTAATAAGAAGACCGAGGTTAAACTAGACGAATCTAAGGCGGATTACACAGGATTAACTTCTGATGTTATAAAGACGGCTAAAGAAATTGCAGAACTCATCACGCCTAAACATACTGTCAATAATATTCAGACAGATGAAAAAGCTAAACCTACAGAAGAAGAAATTGTAGAGGTTGGGCAAGGAGGAGATAACCCTTTATCTAGGAGGCTGCCTGATGGTGATAACGATTATGGTAAGGGATGGCAATGTACTAAATATTCATGGTATCTAGCTTCAGGTATTCGAATGAATTATGCTCCACATCCAGATTATGGCCCATGTGATGGTCGAGATATGGTAAATTATCTCGTTAATAAGCTTGGATGGGTACGATGCAGCAAGCGTAATGGTGCTATCTTTGCTTATTCTGCAGGTGCTTTTGGTCATACTGGTAATGTTGTAGATGCAGCAAATAATATCGTAAATGATGCCAACTGGACGCCACTTCGAGTTTCTACACATTATCTTAATCTTGATGCTGTGGGAGCTGTTTATGCTTGTCCTAAATCCATGTTGGAAGCTGAGAAACCTAAACCAGCTTTAGTTCCTGCAGCTCCTACTCCTGCACCACAGCCAGCTCCAAGTAATGAAGTTAGCTACACTTATCAAGAAGGTGATACATTCGGTGCTGTAATATTGAAACTTGGTCTTCAAACTAATCATGGTTTATGGGACAAGGTTAATGGAGATGTAGCTTTTTATACAAATCAACTTTATGAACAAGGTATTTATGGGAATATTCCGGTTGGTACGACTATCAAATTGAGGCGAAGACAATAATGAAAATTGCGGTGGAAGATATCATTACATTTATTTCAGCCGTGGCTGGCGTTATTACAGGACTACTAGTCATTAGTAAGTTCTTCAATGGCCTAATGAGTAAATGGGCTAGGACGCTAATAGAGCCGATAGACCAAAAGATTGAACACAGCAATCAAGAGATTAAGGTATTAATTGAGCAGAATTCTGAAGATATGAGACAGATGAAACTAGATCTTTGTAAGAACCTGCTAACGCGATATCTGTCTGATATAGAGCGAGGCACAAAACTCACAGAGATTGAGCTAGAGCGATTCAATGACATTAATTCCAATTACGTGAAGCTTGGCGGCAACTCTTATATTCATTCGAAGATTGACAAATATAAAGCACAGGGTAAACTATAATTAGGAGTAAGAACTACTAAGTTATTGTTGAGAGATTCTATAAAGACCTAGAAATAGGTCTTTATTTTTTATTTACAATAAAAAAGCCCCTAAGTAGGGGCTAAGGGGAGGAATTATGCAATTGTTAAAAACTTGTCTATCAATGGAATTACTTTTGCACCGTCTTTAGCGTAGGCTAAGAGATACTCATGTTGATTATTATCAATCAAGTCCATTACAGATAGACCGACCTCGTGATCACCATCAAACTCGACTTCGAGATTGTAATTGAATACGGTGTTATTCTGAATATCTTTGAACCTACAATTAAATCCTGCTAAACAGTGCTTAAACTCACCAATCCTTTCTTGAGGAATTGCGACATCAACAATAAAATGCAAACGCATAAAATCACCTCCTTATAAATGTTCTCCCACTTATATTTAAGTATAACAGAAATAAATATATAACAATTAAGATATGAAGATATAACAATTAGGGCTAGACTAACAGCGACAGAATAGCTAGTTTAGTCAACATAAGATATAACAATAGGCTTAACTTGATATAACAAAAATACCCCAGAAAGGGTTATTTTTTGATAAGAGTTCACTAATGATAGTACTTTATGCGAATTGATAGTTTTTTCATTGTTTCTCCTAATCTGTATAACCTATACTTATAATCACGTCCTTAATATCACCGAGCTTTTTAAGTTGCCTCTTTTGTCTCTTGCGAAGTCTATGATGATAAGTCTTACGAACTCTCTTGTCTCTGCCTTTTCTGCAGTGATAACAAGAACATCCAGTGTGCATCTTAGCGTTTATCATCGTCTTAGGTACTCGTCAATAATTTGTTTGCACTCATCAAACCCGACCCCAAACTCTGCTCTGTAGCCTCTCGCACGCAGGTTCTCGAGCATTCCTGCCTGCTCTGCGATGTGAGGAGTTCGCCAAGAGCCATCTTTCTTGTTTAATTTTTCACCATCTTTTTTGATTTCAACATAAAGTCCGAAATGAAGCCCCCACTCACGTACGGGATTATTCCATATATTTGTACTCGGTTCAGCTATGAACAAATCCGGATAGCCACGCTTTGGATGTAGTCTCTTATGTTTTGCCGCCTGACCCATAGTCAATTTAAGATCTGCGCCAACATCAAAGCGATAGATTACATCTGGGTATTGTTGCTGCAAATATCGAGCAATCTGTTCATATAGGTTATGCTCTGAATTATATTTTTGAATTCGCCTCATTTTTCTTCTCCATATACATAATCACCAATTCTTTATATTCCTTTGCTAATTCTTTAAAACTACATCCGATCGCTCCACAATATGGACAAACATCATCATAGATATTTAAGTCGAACCTACTAAATTTCCCCGTCCTAAACAATCTAAGACAATTAGGGCAGAAGTATCTAGGCTCTTTCCTATTTTGCCGTTCAAGCCACTTACTAATCCTCATCTACATGCTCCATTACATTATTGCTCCTCTTCACTTGATTTAATTAAATGATTGATTTTAAATAAAATCTCTTGAGTCTGTTGATTATGTATTTGCAATACAGATCTGATAACGACTAGATCCTGATAACTCAAATCAGCTTCATTTGGTAGTAAAATGTCCATTTATCTCTCCTCTTTTAAGCAACAGCTCCTCTAATGTTACTGGCTTGAAGTTATTCACATCTATTCCAACATTAAACGCATTATATTCTTTTAGCTGTAGCTCTTCTTTAGAGTGGACATGACCATATAGGTGAATCGAACCATAATTTTTAAGATTCCAGTTCTGAATCGGGTAATGGAATAAAATAACTTTTTGGCCATTATCGTCTATCTCTAAGTAATGGCGTACTGAATCGAATAGACTACAAAGGCTTTCGTTCTTAACAAAATAGTCATGGTTGCCTATAATTAAATGCTTTTTACATTTAATTCTTCTGATCAGACTATTAACTTTATCAACGTTCTTCTCCAAAGTAAAATCGCCTAAAATATAAAGTTCATCATCAGGAGATAATCGATAGTTAATAATGCCGATTATCGTATTATTCATCTCCTCGATGGAGCTAAAGGGTCTGTTTTCATATTCGATAATATTTTTATGTGACAGGTGTAAATCTGAGGTGTAATACTTCATTCTGTACCGATCCCATATTTTTGGCTGAACTCCCATAGCTCGCCAAAGTTATTAACGTTTGGGTGTTTTCCTCCTTCTAGGAGAGTATTTTTATTAAACTTATTGAAGTTTTCTTTGCAGTCATAGAAATAATAGCTGAAATCCTCGCCGAGGAGATCTAGTACTACGTCCATGATTAAGTCAGACGAGTTAGAAAGACCAATAAATCCCATGTAGACTTTGTATTTTTCATTTACAGTTTCGAGGTTATTGCTTAACTCTTTTTCGTAATTCTCCTGCCTAGAGTAGGCTTCTGCTAATTTTATGAAAGCTTCTTTGTTTAGCCTGTTCGCCATTACTACTTATCCTTTCTTGCTTTACATTTACCACACTTGCCATCTATAGTATGGGTCATACAATAGCAGTTCGTGCAGAGACTAATTTGTTCGCTGTTTTTCATATCCTTATCAAGATTGAATTTCTTCTTTTTGCTCGCCATACGAATCTTGCCCCAGTAGATTTGCTTGTCGCTCTTAGAATGTTTAGCAGGTTTATGGGAGCTAAGCTTTCCCCAATCTACTGGGACGTCGAATTCATTCTTTTTCATTAGGATTGTCCTCGTGTATATTGCCAATGACTTCACATAAGTTTGAATACTTAAAAAGAACATAATAACCATCAGGAACGTTATCCCAATAGATTGCCCATTGTCCATCTTTTACTTGTTTAACTACACCTTTAGTGTCGCTATTATGTTTAGACACGATATCACCCTCATAAATATCTTTGCCATTTTTATCTTTAAAGCCAGTGAATTGCTCGATGATATAGTCTTCAGCATCGCCAGTGCTAACCTCACCGTCCTCTACGAACAAGATATTATTGCCCTTAGCAGTAATACCAATTAGTCCGTCTGCGCCATTATGTATCGGGAAGTAATCTTCTCCGTCTTTATCCCAAACCCTAAATTCAATTTTTCTCATACTGATCCCCTATAAACCCGATTATCTCGATCCTTTAAGTATCCTCGCCTCTCGAACCACTTATCTAATCTGTCATTCATAATCTCACCTATCACTAGTTTGAGATTATTGTCTCTTACGAATTCCTCGAGAAGCTCAATAAATTTTAAGAACTGTCCATTGTGCATTTTGGTATTGTTAATGGCTAGTAGGTTTACCACGCTCTCGTCTGACAGACAGAAAAGACCATAGAGGCTACCATGCGTGAATGTATAGTAGTGATCATCCCCGAAAAATTTCGATATTGGGTATTCCGCGTAACGTTTAACTAATGACAAGACATTGCGGGAGTTACCCATTCTGCCTCCTTTATTATCCTGTCGATTATATCTTTACAATCTTTTTCTATACCTTTTATTGTCCATCTAGATCCGCCTAACTGGAATCTCGGGAGGTTGATGAAGTCGGTGCGGTGGGCATAATCCCACCCTAAATACCACCCATTCGGTAGCCCGTATATCTCGGTTATGCTTCCCCCGCTAAACGTGAATCCTCCGTGGACTAGTTTTTTATCATCTATTTCTTTGTAATCTTTTTTATAAAATGGGTGATTTTTTGGAATTCTAATATAGGCGTTTGGGTGGTTACAACACCATACAATGAAGAATTCGAAGCCGGAGTGCTTACCTTTCTTTATTGTCTCTACCATTGGCGGTTCAGCCATGTCGTAAAGCTCTGCTAGTCTATCCATTAATCTTTCTCCCTTTTAGCTTTACTATTTCTTCTAAATTCTTCTTCTATAATTTTATCGATTCTAAATCTTAGTTTAGAGATCTTATATCTTAGCCTGTCTATTCGCCATAATCCCCAGAGGGATATAATTATTAGGATTAGGTTCACTACTAGTATCACTGAAGCTATTATGGCTACTACTGTGGACATTATGCTTAAAATTTCCATTTATTTACTTTTCAAATTCCTCAATTTCCATTTCATTATCGCCAATTCTGAATTCATGGACGTCATATGGGTATTTCTCTCCTACAATATAGGAGCACTCTTCAAACCGTTCTTCGCGTTCGTATTCTTCCATACTATCCCATTCTTCTTTAGTAAGTTCTAACTCCTGATATCCATTATCAATAATCCCATCGAAGTATTCAAAATTTCGTGTTATTCTTACCATCTTAGTCATTTTTTGCTCTCGCTTTCATGAAGGCTTTAATTTTTAATAATATTCTTTTTCTGATCGCCCATTTTGCGTGTTCTTCTACTTTTGAAAATTTGTTATAGGCAGATTTTGGTTTCAATATACCTCTTCTGATTACACCTCTCCCATCTCATATTTACAAACGATTCTCCACTGTTCTTTGTGTTCTTTGAGGGATTTTTTAAGTGCTTCTCCTGTTCTGAAATATATCATTCCTGGATGATATATATCAT